GTGTTGGTCGTGTTGTTGTACAGCGAATAAGCCATCGCATCCATCATCACGTTCGTAGCGTCGTTCATACGAGCTTCGATCAGCGGGATGATTGCGTGATCCTGTTGAACTGCACCTTCCATGCCGAGGAACGGCACAGGGCAGATCATCAGTTTCAGGGTAAATTCAGCGTTGTAAGCACCCTGCTGAACCGACGGCTGAGCGAACGAGCCGCTGTAGTCGGACCACTGGGCGTTCACAAACTGAGCGCCTTGTACGGGAACTGTAACGGAGCTAACACCGCCCGTTGCAGTTTGGGAGTTTGCAATCAGTGCAGCCATAAGTGGTGTGCTGTTATAAAGCTGTACCACCATCTTGGGAATAAACGCACGGCGTGTAACGTACGTCAATTCCGTAAACTGGCTGGAACTGGCTGACGGGATAATACCACCACCAATAGCCATTGAAGATTTCCTTCGTTAAGTTAAGACCCCTAACGTCAAATGCCGATGGCTTTGGGATTCCTGCGAATCTCATCCAAGGCTTTTGCCGCTTCTTCTCTAGCCGCTACTTTACTATTGGACCAGAACTTCGAAAGCGTGTCGCGTGCTTGCTGGTTCATGACGTTGGGTGAATAGAGGTTTTGGGAGCTTGTAGGCTCTTGCGACTTATTCATCCATGCCCAATATTCGGCAGCGGTTTCGTGATTGTTAATACCTTTTTCGAGCATGATCTTTTCGACCTTCTCGATGTCGTCCTTCGTGCTGACTTTGCCTTTTTCAAGGAGAGACTGCCGACGCTCTTTCAGAGTTTCGAGAGCTTCTTTTTCCATCAGTTTAGCCCGCAACTCGTTGACTTGCTCATCGCGCTGCTGAAGTTGGGCAGAAAATTTATCTTCTAAGTCAATGGTATCAATCGTGATGTCCGGTTTGACTTTCTTTGTCATCCGCAAAAAGTCATTGCGGGTGGCAGGATTCTCTGCAAGCTGACGAGCAATCAGAGCAAGCTCATCTCGTGCGTCAGGTGATAAATCTTCTAAAGACGACATTTTTGACTCCTAAATATTTGATTAGATTACCTTTTTACCATCGCCAGGCGGCTTAATGGTAAATTGGTTTTTTGCGCCAGTCTTGTTAGAGGCTGACAGACCGCCCATTTGTTCAAAACGGGGCGGGTTAACGATCTGACCATTGTTTTGCTTGTCAGTCGTCGGATTACGGGGGGAAGCAACGCCCCTAGGACGGAACAGATCCATTTTAACCTCACATTGGCATAGGAGCGCCGCCAGCAGGCATAGCACCAGCCGGAGGAGCAGAGGGTTGATTCATCAAACCGAGGTTGGGCGGGGACTGAGAGATCATCTTAGACCCTGGGGTGCCGCCACCAGCTTGAGGAAGGTTTTGCATAAGCTGCAAGATTTCGGCTTGCTGAAGCTCGCCAGTTCTTGCCTTTTTGGGGCCAAGGAGTCCGGTCAGTGCTGACAAGGCGGACATCAACTTTTTGCCTTCAGGGGTTTCACTGCCAACTGCGGGCAGAGCTTGTTCGATCAGATCGAGGGCCATAGAGACGTTAATCAAGGCCGCTTCTTTTTGCCCGTATTTCGGTTCGGGCGTGGACAGGGGGTCTGTCATGGGTGTCGAAACGTCAGGAGACGGAGCACCAGGCGGAATAGCTCCACCACCCATCGGCTCTTGCGACATCATTGCCATCAGTTCTTGTTCGTTTGCCATAACTTTATCCCAAAAAATAATCGTGGGAGAATATATTTGGACTTCCCTCTCCCACAAGGGAAATTGCTAACAACGGGTCTAACCCGTGTATTAGTTAGCGCTTTGCCTTACGGCCCTTACGACGTGCCATGATGGCCTCCTAGGTTGAGGGTTACGTTTTGTCTTAACGCCGCGAACGACGCTTGGACCTCTTGACTGACTTGTACATCAGTATCTCCTTGCTTTTCGAGAACCGGACTTTCGCGGTGTCATCGATTTGATATTGGTAATACGGTAAGAAATATTAGCAGGCTTTTCCGACGAACGCAACGAGGAGGTCTTGGCCCTCGGTTGATTTGAGCTTTTCGTCAATGACTTAGCCATTAAGCAACTGCCTTGGGTTTCGGTGCGGCCTGTTGAGGCTGGGGCTGAGGCTGGCTTCCAGCCTTCTCCTCCATCTTCTTCAGACGATCTTTGAGTAATTGTTTCATAGGTGGATCGAGCAAGTCAAGTAGGCTCTCTTTGTCGATAGCCTGAGCTTTGAACAGATTAAATGCCAAAGACCGCAAATCTTCCATGAAAATCGGGCTGTTGGAGTGTGCGTCCACCTTGACCACATAGTCGCGGGTGAATTGTTCGGGAATGAACTTAACACCTTCAGAATCCACCAGATGCGTGTCGTTATATACCTGAAGCAGCTTCAGATACAGGGTGCTCATCTTTTCCAGAGCATCCTCAATGACGAGAGCGCGTTTTTTAGCGCGGGAAGAACCAAGCCGTGCCAACTGAGAAGCATGTCCGCTCGAACGCACGCCAGTTTCACCTTTACCTTGGAGAACATTGACAATGCCAGAAGCCTCCTCAAACATTGAATCAATCTCACGCAACTGCGAGTAAAGATCCTGCGGAATATTCGGTGCGAGCTTTTCCACTTTTGTGGTTTGCATATCCGACATGAACAAGCCGCCAGGCCGGTTCAAAGCAAAGTCTTTCTCGTCGATGATGCCGGAGAAACCAGTCAAAGCTGTCGGTGGGTTGACCTGCTTGGACAACAGATCAAGAATCTCTGTCATGCGCCGATTACGCATATCTTGCAGAACAATCAGCTTTTGAACTTCAGGCTGACCCCAGAAATAATCGTATTGCGGATTTGGGCAAAGCTGGATGATTGGCAATTCGCCCTTGAGGAACATTTCGTTCATGGGGCGATCATAGATAATTACGTCCGGCTGGGCCTTGGTAATGATTTGGTAATCTTTAGTTTCGTCATTCCAAACATAAAGATCAATCATTTCAATAACATCTTCAGCCAGCTTAGGCTTGAAGCGGTTAATGCCGTTGAGACCGAGGTTTGCGTTACCGTACATCACAGGATTGACCTGCGAGATCACGAGGCGTTGCAAGCCTTCAGGAATGATAGACGGTTGATACTGTGAACTTGTGATGCGGCTGACAATGCTGTCGCGCTTTGGATGCGAATACAAACGATCATAGAGATCGTGTTTCGTCATGTAGTAAGTGTGGGCCAGAGCTTGTTGCCGATCAAGAGCGCTGACATCCTCACGCAACACACCGATAGAACCAGGATCAAGCACGAACGGGTGAATGGACTTTTCATTAACCACCAACTTGACGAAGCAAGAGCCAAAGCACATTGACCAAGTGAGCGCCTCGGTGAACACCTTGTCAGCGTTTGAGTTGTTCCATTCGTCGTGCATCAACTGCGACAGGGCAGGGATCTTGCGATGTTCCAACGGATTAACGCCAGCGCCCAACGCAATGTTGAAACGTGTGGTTTCCGAGGAATACAGGAATGAAACAAGCTGATCTATGTGAGAATAGATCTTGTTGTAAGCTGCTGGCGCATCTTCTGGGGACGCACCGAACAGATACCATGAACGGTATGAAGCATAATCCGAGCGCCTGTCATCGCGTGACACGTTGCACTTGTTGATGAGATCTAAGTAAAAATACTCTCTCTCAACCGGATTGCTTGGTATTCTCATGTAGCGTCCTTCAGGGTAAGCCCTTGATGGTCGTTAATAATAGTCGTAGCCCTTGGGCCTGTCAAACCAGCAGGCGGGGCAAAGCCGACATTCTCGGCAGGCTTGCCAATCGAGGGGCCAACAGGTTTAGCCAAAGCACCGCTAAGTGCTTGACCCATATTGATATTTGGGCCTCCGCCCCACATCACGCCGCCCTCGGCAGCTTCCTTGCCTTTGGAGTGCGCCTCCATGAACTCTTGCTCTTGTTTGCCAACGGGAGCGTTATTGCGTTTAAAGTAACCGGACTGGTGTTCGCCCTCGCGAGTGGACTTGATGTTGGTCATCTTAAAATCCTGAGCCAGACCTTTCAGGGTTTTGTCTGTGCTCTTGGTTCGTTCGGACTTGATGCTGAACGGTTTGATAAAAACCTGTTTCGGCACAACGTCGCAATGCGGGCAGGCTTGCTCCCAAGCGTCGAAATATCCGTGTTCTTGGCACTGATAAGACTTCAAAACGGCCATTTTTATCTCCTTTTCAACATTTCTTCCAATGTAGGCTCGGAATAGTCATTTGCATTACGAACGCCCAATTTTAGCTTAAATTCCCCCGATTTGAGGGTAATTTGGTTAGATTTCACCATTCTAGGCTTGTTTTCTCGGTTATATTGGAGAAAACGGCTATTGTCTTTATTACGCATCAGGGTCACTTCGCCGTCAGCCAACCGACGCATGGCCCTGCTCATCCTGATCTGAACCATTTCGGTCAACGGTTCTTTCTCGTATATGAATACATCCCGCAGATGCACAAGCGATATTCCGGCAAGCTCGGCAAGGTAGGTCAGTGACAGGGCTTTGTTCGGATCTGCGTGCATCCGTTTAACCTGCCGCCTGAGTTCTGCCTTGGGTAAAATCATTGCCGACCGTACCCTATGCGCCGCAAATAGGTGGACACGCCACGAGTTACCGACTGCTCCTCTGCTGTGAGGTGCTGGGTCTTTTCACCCAAGTCTCTTGTCAGGCGACGCAAGATCAGTTGAGGCTGAATCTGCTCGGCATAGGCAGCAGCGGCAAGTGCGGTGGCAATCACACGGTCGTCTTTGTTTCTGCCAGGCGCATGAATGGTTCCGCCATCACGCACAATGGTTTTCATTTCCTCGATCAGTTCGGTTGACCTGACTGTCATCATGCCACGCTCGAAATAATCTTTGGTGTAGTTCATCATGCGCTCTTTGGTCTGCCCAGTTGTCTGCCAGCCAATAGAGTTGGTCAATCCATTCAGCGTATCGTTCTTGCGCCAGATGTAATTCTTCATCGAACCAAGAACGTCCATCAAGTCTCGACCCAACTGTTTTGTGTCAGGCACAGACGAGATGGCTGTTGCTTGCCGTCTTAGATTTTTAAGTTCTTGGAGTACTGCTTGGCCTGGGCCATTGATCTCCAGATTAAGAGTCGAGTTTTTATACGCTCCTGCCAAGTGAGCAATAACCCAAGCGAACTGATACATATTAAGGTCTGAAGTCGCAAACTCAGCAACTTGATCGAGGCCATCGGCGTAGCATCTATAGATCTGTATACAAAATCTGTCCGCCCAGTCAGACGAACCATACGCAGGATCTGCACCAATGACATACACGGCAGTGTCAATGGGTTCTTCCCAGACCTTGAGCGTAGCAGTTTTCTCAGATCCTTTGATGACTTCTGTGTCGTGGAAATAGTTCCCAAAGAGATAGCGCCAACCATCGAATTGGGTCTTGCGCGCTTCTTTGTATGCGTCCGTGCAACGGGAGTTTGAAAAGAAATTTGATCCCGTGTTGATAAAAGCATAATCCTCAGTTGGCGGGAACTCTTGATACATAAGGGCATTATCTTTAATGCCTTCTTCCATTTTCCAGCGCCACCATGCGATTTGACGGGAATTGATTTCATACTGGTAGAGTTTCTTAACCTCACGGGTCCACTCCTTTTCTTCAGGCGTTAACTTGCCATCCCAGTATGTTTTGTAAACCGCACCTTCAGGATCAGCCATGTATTTCTGATTCAGCCACCAGCCGCAAAAGATTGCCTTCTGCGTTCGAGCCTTCTTTGCCGTCGTGTACATTTCTTCAAACATATTGAAGCCACGGGCAGTCGATTCAAAAATATACAAGCGGTTTGGATTGGTCTCGGCAAGAGACGCTTGCAGTGAAGCCAAGCCTTCCTCGTCGCCCCACGAGCTTGTTTCCGTGCCATGCAGGTAAGTGATTGCCTTACCGCGCCCCAAGTTACCTTTAGCTCTCAGGCCAGCAACTTGGTAAAACAAACGGCTGCGGTTTCTTAGCGTTAACGAGTTACGGTTATGAGCCAGAGCCGGAATCTTAAACGACTTAGGCAAACCATCCATATACATCGCCAAGGTCTGTCGGAACATATCACGGTTTTCTTCCGTGTCTGTTGTCAACGTACCTTGCAAGCCAGGGTGGATAAAGTGCCAGTAAAGATCAAGCGCCAGCGTGACCGTCGTGATGCCCTGCTGACGACCTTTCAAGATCACAAAGTAGTGAATGTCATCTTCAAGGCCCTTGGCGATCTCGTTGATCGTATAGGTCTGCGTACCAAGCATACTCTCACGGCTCATCTTCATAAGACCATCTTCTTTGGTCTCAATCTGTAGCTCGGAGCAGAACCGATAGAAACCCTCTAGGTCAAACTTCATTTGATGTTTTACCTAATGATTCTTTTTCCAAAAGAATACCATGCGT